GTTTTAACAAATCAAAAGGGGTTTTAATAACTGGCTCAAAGCTGAAAGCTTTCCGGAACCCCCAGCCTAGCTGGGGGTTTTCTGTGCACAAAAAAACCCGCTCATCGGCGGGTTTAAGCTGTGCGGCGTAGTAACCACTCTTAACAGTATATTCAACTTTTTACGATCGTAAAGCGTTCGGGGGAAATTTTTAAAGCCGCATCAACCGCTCCACCAGTTGCTCTTTACGGGCAACGATCCACCCGTGTTGCTCCAGATAAAATTTAAACCGTTCCAGAGTGCATACCATCGCATCGGCGGGCACCTTTTCCGTGAACTCAACCTGACCATGTTTATCGAAGTGGATCAGTAATGCGCATCCATCATTTTCGATAGATGTGTTTTGTGCCGCTGGTGGTTGTTTTTGGTTGAAATAACAGTCTTCCAGTTTTTCGAATACTTCCCACGCCTGATCGGTTTCGAGCATTTTGGCGTGACGGGCTGCTCCGCGTTCTGTCCAGAGTATGAGCTTTCGGACATTTGGGGCGATCGTTTGAAAATCCCTTAAAGAGATTTTCAAATTTTGGAGGTCTGCGCCTTTCGCAATTATGTAGTGCTTCCCTTCTGCAAATCGCTCTTTATTACGGTGGTGATTTCTATGAATACACTCGACGCTACAGCCATATAGTTTGGCCAGTAACTCTGTAGTGACAACTGGGAGCTGGTTGTGTGTGATCGGGGAAAGAGTTTCGACAGAAACTTGAGTCGTCATGATAACGCCCTCTGGTTGATGGATTTAACTATCACCACCGTCAGGTTCCAATCATTGGGTGGTGAGACGTACAGGGTTGGAACTACCGGATCAACCAACCGGCGAGCCTTTCAGCTCCCCCATACGCCCCACCATTATTCAGATGTGCGTGTGCTTACGACAATAAAAAACACGCTCGCGGCGTGTGTCTGTCGCGGTTGAATATCCGGGGTTCCAATCCCGACGCCAGATTTTGCTGACGCGCGAGGAATATAGCCCCGGACAATGTATATGGTCAAGCACCTACATAATTCGTTCTACATATCTGTCCATCTCCAGCCGGATATCAAGCATCATCAACATGCCATCGATAACCCCTTCCGCCTTCTGCAGGCGCTTACCAACACAGGTATCCGAACATCCAAGTTTCCGTGCCAGACTCATAAAAGTCATTCCATATACGTAATAATCCACCAGCAAATCGTGCAAATCCTGATTTTTCTTGTTTAACCGGGCCATACAGCCACAAATTATCATTGCATCATCATCAGAACACTGAGGACGTGATTTCACTTTCGACGGAATTAACCCTTTAAAACCAGCAGCGATCGACGCCCAGGATACATCTTCATGAGTGTTTGCAGCCCAAGCCCCCCACCGTTCCATAACCTGCTGAATATCACGCGCCATCGTTATCACCTGTGATTTCGTAAATCTTCACGCCCAGTCGCCCACCAGGAACGAGCTGACCGCGCACAATATTGATTTCATCAAACTGCTCGTCGTCTATGAGAAGTTCGGCATGCGTCAGCGCATCCAGTGGTGCTTTCAGGATATTGTCCAGGTCACGACGGCGCTTATCCGGTGGCTCTGCAATCACCTTTATCGCCAGCCTTCCGGACAGGCTTAATTTCAGCCGCTGCTGGCGAACAATAAGCGCCACAGCCCGGCGATAACGCTTTCCCTCCTCCGAGATAAAATATGTGCTGCCACGGCGTCGCCAGTAAGTGTTCACCGTCGGCGGGTAAGGTAAAACCAAATCTATGAGCATCAGTCACCTCTTTTACCCAAGCACGCCAGTTGCAAAGGCGTGATCAAGAAAACGAAAAATTAAATCAACCTGAGAGCCATGCTTTTCTTCGAACGCCAGCGGATCCGCATGAAGCTCGTTGTGATGCTCCCGACACAGCGGTAGCGTGAAAATATCGTGAGATTTTGTCCCCATTCCGCCCTGACCATGACCAATCAGGTGATGGGGATCGTCGGCTGGCTTACCACAACACGCACACGGCTGAGTCTTCACCCAGCGTGTGTATTTCTCGTTAACCCAGCGGCGACGTTTAGGTCGTTTCATGAAAGATTCCGGAGACTCAGGATCAACGGCAATGCTGACCACCGTCTTTTCCTGTGGTGGGTTCTGTTGCTGGTGGACGTCAGGCAGTAACGCAATATTTTTTGTGCGCTGCTTCAGTATGCTGGTGGCGGTCTGCTCTCCCGGCACGATGTCGCTTTCACGGTACATTGAGCGGATTTTTTCCGCACGCACCCCCAGCGAACGACGTAATACCGCTTCCGGTAGCGCGTCCGCCACCTGATTGCGGACCGCCCACCAGGATAATTCAGCCAAAGATAATTCACGCTCCTGCGTACCGCTTATTGCGTGACCGATGACGTCAATCATCCATGCTGACAGGTTTTGATGAGCAAGTTGCTCGAGTGATTCGGATGTCTGGTCACGCAGCTGGTTGTCGCAGTGCCAGCACAACACCATTGCGCCGGTACCATAACGGTGAATGACAGTTTCGCTGTGATGATAATCGCCGTGTGGCCACTGGCAGGATTTAATATGGCGCAACAGCCAGTCAGACAATGCACCTGCACCACCAGCAGCACGAATCACCCGTGCGTTACTGAAAAACGGCAGCAATGTTTTGTCTTCCTCCAGCGGCTGGCGAACGGCAGGAACGACCCCGGACGGCAGATTACGCATGCTTTTCGGTTCCGGCTCCATCAATACCCGGGTATTGTGGAATACTGGCATGGATTCACGGCCCGGCTTAACGATCACCAGCCCGAGTTCCGGTACCAGAACAGGTCGAAGTAATACCCGCACGTTACCTCCAGATGCGTTGCTGGAATGTGCGAGACGGACGCGGTGGGCGTTCAGAGTAAGGAAGCCTGACGGAGATTATCCAGTGACGGTAGTCGAGACTAAGGGCTTTCTTAACCTCGTATCCGCGCCTGCGGTAACACTGAATTATCCATTCAGCCTGCTCTTCAGTACATGGAGGGTGTTGGAACCATTCAGACTTGAATGCGTGAGAATACCGCTCGTGCGTGCAGGCAAGAACGGGCGAATTATCAGAATTGTAATATTTTACGTTGCGTGCCATCGGTTTTCTCCGGTGGCACGGTGTTACTCAGCGGGAGTTCAGCCCCGCGCAAGATTGTAGATGAGTTTATTCTTCTGCAAAAGCTGAAAAGCCTGCTTTTATTCCGATCTCTTTCAGTGCCTGTAATGAAGTGACAAACTCACCTTCGCGCAAGATAAATCCGTCTGTCACTCGACCATCCACAAAATTAATTAACGCAGCCCCATTCTTTCGCAAACACATAATGCGGTAATGACTAACAAGATTTCCATTTTCAACGCACACAGCATAGAGGCCATCTTCACAAAAAATTTTACGCAGTTCTTCGATGTTCATCATCAGAATCCTTCCGGATAATTAGCTCTCCCCTTTAAGGGACCATCCCTCTTATCCCTGCGCGCTACTTAAGTATTTTTGATTCTATTCCGGCGCCGTCCAGAACTTCAAACGCGTTGAAAATAAAAACAAAAACCCGCCGAAGCGGGTTAAGTGCGGGTGCGTTGAGGATGCCTGCCACATCAGAGGTGGCGAGGGATTTCTCCCTCGCCGGGTCTCTTACTCCTCAGGTTCGTAAGCTGTGAAGACAGCGACCTCCGTCTGGCCGGTTCGGATTCGTACCTCGCAGAGGTCTTTCCTCGTTACCAGTGTCGTCACTATGACGGTTAAACAGATGACGATCAGGGCGATTAACATCGCCTTTTGCTGCTTCATAGCCTGCTTCTCCTTGCCTTCCGGCACGTAAGAGGCTAACCTACATGTGTCTAGCATGAAATTGGCCTCAGATTAATGTTAAGCGTCTTGCAGGACGCGTAATGTTAACTGGGGCTTTTCTCTATCTGCCTTTGGTGTTCATGCCTGAGACAGATAGCCTCAAGCACCCGCAGCCATTCTACTTAACTCCCGTTACCCCGCCAATATGAAATCAGTCAGAAAGGCGATCCATAAGAATAATGAATTCTGTAAGGCAATAGTCTCACTGTCTAACATATCTTACCTGATTACTTTACAATATAATAATTCATAGTTAAATCAAATGAATGTCATCATCCAATAATTCATTAGTAGTAATACTACCTTTTTTGAAAAAATTTTCATTTGTCTCAGCAATTTTTGCATCATTAACAAATTCATCACACATCCCAAAATAATGAAAAAATCTATTTAGTTTACATATTCCAATGGTATAGTGCCCTTTAGGTGTTTTGTCCACATAAACACGATTTGCTTTTATAATATGCATCTCATAATCATCTATATGTGGATGAACGATGCGAAATGATGCAGATGCAGTTGGATAGTTTTTGCGCCGCCCCCCATTTATTACGGGTTCAAATAACACTTCATTTTTACCTTTGAATTCATTGCAGTCAGGACATACTACACATAGATTCTTAGGTTCAAAAATAAAACATAGATATTGAGATTTTGGCACAATATGCTCTATAGGAGCAGCTTGTGCAGCTCTTACCCCAATAGGCTCATGACAATATACACATTCTAGCTTTTGTTCTTCTCTGTAATGATTTCTAATTTCTGCACGGAGAACTTGCAAATCATCATCTCCCCAGTTGGTATGCTTAAAATCTGGAGAAGACAATTTTTTCTCAATAATATCTAATGACTCTGCGCTGAATCTAATTGGATTTTTAATTTTTGGCATAAATTTCACACACCTGAGATACGGAATTTACGAGTTCATTAATAGGGTCATTACTATTAACGTTTTCAAGGAGAAGTTGGAGTTGTTTTAATTCACGCCAATTATCATCTGTTACTAACTTAGCAGTCTTAACTTTTGAAAGTAAATTGAAAGCTAACCTGGCAATGTATTCATTCATAATGCCAGGGGCATCAAATAGTTCCGCAAGTTGATAGTCTGCAGACCGGTTGCTAAAGTATTTTGCTTTATAAAGATAACTTTTCGACAAAGATGTTATATAACAACCTTTATTCGGCAAATTGGATATTATTTGTGGTGAATGAGTTGCAATTATGAATTGACAACCTGAGTAAGTTAAAAATGCTTTTGTTAACATAATGATAAACTCTTCCTGCCATCGAGGATGCAAGCTTATTTCCGGTTCATCAATTAATATTATAGAACCATCAGTTATATGCCCTGCAATTCCAAGCAACATCACTAATAAACATTGTTCTCCCGAGCTCGCACGTTTAAGTGACATGGGACCATAGCTTTTTTTTATGAGTCGCATATCCATCAATCTCATGAAGCCAGCGTTCATAAGTTTAAGAATTGATCTAGAAAAATAATTATTCGCATAAGTCGAGCCAACCAATGTTTCACCATTGGTAAAATCGACTGACAAGGTTACAGCCCTACGTTCAGGTTCAAATCGATTAATTTCAACCAGTGCTTCGTAAATATCATGACGTGATTCGGAGTTTAACTTTAAGAGACTCTCAATATTCTTCCTGTCAATTTTTATATTGTATTTTAAATATAACTCCTTAACTTCCGTTAATATCTCATCTGAATATACACCAATGAAGTTATAGTCAGGAGTGTCCGGTCCGTTGTAAGTTGGTTTAAATACAAACTCTATATGGGGCTCAAAATCAATAGAATGAAAAACATCGAGTAAATTTGCAGGATTTTCTGAATAAGCAAGTTTCTCTAGCCAACCTCTCGCTGCTGAAGATAAAAGGGATACGGCATTTGATACGCCGAAGGGGCCTTCTCCACGCATACCCACATAGCGATAATTATTTTCTTTCCTTTGGTGATTTAATGACCTACGCCCTGGAGGGAATTTATCGAATGGGCTGGTAGATACGGCAATTAACTTTGGTGTTATTTCTCTGTCAAATAATGGATTAAAAGTTTTCAAGAAATGAACATCTTGAATACAGTCTTTAGCAATCTGAGATAACAATCTGCTTTTTCCAACGCCATTTTTACCTACAATTACTGTAAAAATATTCGCATTATCAGAAACATCACCTTCTATAGCAAGTTTTAAGGTTCGACTATCATGATGGGTATAATATAGTCTTTTCATTTTATTTTTCTCTCATTAAAATGCTCTTAATTAAGAATACCTATGCCTTTAACAGGCTCATAGTTATGATTTGTGATGCTTTCAAAAGGGTATGTAACTAAGTATTGAACTCTACACCTAAGATTCTAAGATTTTTAAATTAAAGTAGTTAAACATGCTTTTGATTGTACTCATTCTATGTCCATCGTTGCTGCATGTCTAGATATCGTGCCCCGCTATTGTTATGTAATGATATGATGGACGCCCTGTCTGAAGCAGCCAGTGAAATATTTTTACTGTCTGCGTTTTCTACAGGAGTAAATCACATGAGCACAATCAGAGTTGTTGGTATTGATATTGACCTGTGCCCAATTTTTTGAGACATATATTGGTACGCTCTTGGCACAGGGCTGCTGCTGCAGCCCTGACAGCTTTAGACTTCGATCGATTCAGAGATCTCTAATGCATCATCAACTTCTATACCCAGATAACGAACTGTGCTTTCCGTTTTCTTATGGCCCAACGGAAGTTGGATCACCCGGAGATTCTTAGTTTTCTTGCAGACAAGGCAAGGTTTTGTTCTTCTCATGGAATGTGTGCTGTAAAGCGAATCTTCGAGACCAAGCTTTTCTCCCCCCTATGAAAGATTCGGTTATATTGCAGGATTGATATGTGTTGGTTAGTACCGACCCGAGATCGGAACAAGTAGTCTTTACTGCGTAAATTGCCAAGCTTTATCAATGCAGAAACAGCTTCTCTTGTCCCTTTGGTTATCTCAAATTGGATAGGACTGCCAGTTTTTCAGTTGCAGCACCGTAGCTCTGCTTGAAACCGAGCTAAATCACGCGTTTTACCTTCCAGTTCAAGCCGGATTTGGAGCCCCCAGATATGAGATATCTGAAGTGGTCTTTTTGGGCCTATGATACTGTCTTTGTTCCTCGGTGACGTATTCATACTCAAATCTCCTGCAATGTGGAAGATTTGAGTATGGTTGTCTCTCAAGAGCGAAATAGGTCAACTATAACTAGTTGTTGTGCATGTACGAATTCTGCCAATTAATTATTGACAATAAAAATTCTGGAATGTTCGAAATCATCATATCGAATTATAATCTGGTTGACTGCATCTATTGTTGGCGCCATTTCAGTTATAATATCTCGATAACCTAAAGAGTTAAATACATTTACTAAGGCCTCACACCGCAGGCCAATAGCAATTACGACATTATAAATTGCCAGCCGTTTATTTTCTTGTTTAACTGCAAGAGTGAGTTCGATAGCAGTAGTTTTATCGCTTTGGATTGCATTATATAGAGATACTATATTTGCCATATCATCAGAGAATGTATGTATTGAATCACAAAGAGGGACGTAATAGGCATGATAGTGTGTTTCCCAGCCAATTACTTCGAAAAGCTTTTTGGTTCCAGGATATTCAGGTGTATTTGGCCACAATCTATTAAACATATCAGTTAGCTCTTTTCCGATACGAATCCTTTCATCTGCTGCTGGATTAGTCATTTCTTTGGATTTTAAACACTCCAGCCACCGTTTCCCATTACTATGAACTAATTTCTTACTACCCTTGAGTAATGCTTGTGCATTTTTTCCATCATCAATTGCTATATAAAATTGATTGGCAGCCTGTTCCATTATAACTCTAGTTAATACTTCCGATGCTGAAAAGGCTCCGGTACTCAAAGAAAATATAGCCTGATTACTAAGTTCATTCAGTACATTAAAGTAATGTAAAACCATCAATTTTTGTTCCACCCCCTTTAGGTTATCTATTTTATTTTTATGCCTCTCAAATTTCGCATGGATATATTTATTTATCGCGGCTATTTTTTTTACATCTTCGTCGAAATCAAACGGGCAACGTCCAAACGATTTTTTCCTCATATATTCCTCCTGTTTTACAATCTCCCATAAGTTGGAAAATTATACACTGGAGATTACCTATAAATAACTGCGCACGATAGCTAGTCAGTGCAAGAAGTACAAACAAGTGAACGGTGCGTATCAGATACCTAGCTTAAAGTTCGCGATAGCCGTACTCTGTGTATTAGCTCAGACATTACCTGACAGGTTGAGTAGATAGAATCGAATCAAAGCTGACAGTCTGGTTTGGACTGTGGGGTCAACCGATGGATGCAACACACAGCGATCTACAGACATTACTAACATAGCGGTGTATTAATCATCGGGGAGCAGATCAGACTAACATTAAGCATTAGTAGTAATTTGCAGAGCATCCGTTTCTTACACAAAGCAAACCCCCACGCTAGCCCAACCCTGTGCCACACAATGTCAATTCACATCTGAACTAATGCTCTTTAATCTAGTAACGTCTAAAATATCGAACATTTCCCTGATAAAATGCCAGTATGCGCTGCATAACTTCACTCATTGTGGTGGTTTCTTCCGGCAGTTCTGCCTGCGCTGGCTGTTCCTGCTGAACGTTGTTATCAGCCACACGCCAGGTGTACGCGCTTTTATCAACAAAACCAGCCTTTTTCAGTTCCCATAGTTCGTTCAGCACTTCTTCACGCGCGCAGCAAGTTCTATGGATGTGGCTTTTCCCATTGCTTTCAGTGCGTCAAAAACAGTCTCCATAAATTTCCTCCCGGTAAAAATTACTTCTCAACTCAAACAAGCCCAGCCGCTTTCCGGCGTTCATATTCCTGTTTCAGCAACTCAATTGGCGTTGGCCCCGACGGGCGTTTGGGTGCCGCCAGTTGTCGCCGGACTGGCGGAACGCTCAGGCCGTTACTAACATGCTTTGCCCATTTCGTCAGCTGCCGTTCTGCAAGCCGTTTTAATTCCCCTTCGGTCATCTGGCGCTCAACCCCCTTTGAACGCATCTCGAGGCAAATGTGATACAGCACAGGCTGAGACCACGGGTACTTATCACTTCCGTCGTATCGCCAGGACTCATTGCGCCAGCGGCGGTACTCCTCCATCACAGCATCCACCGTCAGACCGAATGGATTGGCTCCGCTTTCCGAAATCAGTGCCACAAACTCAGCCAGGTCCGGAGGCCATGTTTCACCCTCCCGGCAGCGGTCCATGCACTGGCGGCAGACCTGTCGGATTTGCTGCTCAGTCATCGCACCAATCTGTGCAATCCAGAGCTTCGAAGGTGCGGCCCCGTTCTTCTGGGTCCAGCGGTTCGAATAAACCTCCCCCATGAGTTCCCACAGCTTCCACGCCGTTTCCGTCGCGGATAAATCCGTTTTCACGTTCCCACTGCTCACGTGCTGCCCGAATTTCCTGAACTGCCCGTGATGCGGTGCCCCCTGGTGCTGCTGCATGGTTCACCCCCTTGCTGACTGGTTTAACCTGCGCCCTGACGTGATTTACGTGACGGGCGAATTTCTGCTCCCACTGAATCTGCGTAAACACTTTCCCCTCATCACTCCAGTAATCCCGGAATGCGGCAAGTTCAGCAGGTGTAAATTCCGGCTCCGGCAAAGCCATCCCCCACAACGCAGCCCGTCGTCGAAAATCCCGCGACGGATGCCAGCTATCGGTCATCAGAAATTTTCCGATGGGTTCTCTCAGGCCATCCAGGAATACTGCCTGTAACGACAAAACTTCCTGCTCACTGGTCAGAGCACTCTCGCGTGCGTTATGTGTGGGGTTTAGAACTTTGGGTTCCTTTGGGTTCCGTGATCCGTTTTTGGGTGTCTTTGATGGAAAATTTGGGTGTCTTTGGTTATTTTCCATGCAGCTAAGAGTTCCGTTTTTGGGTCTGTTTTGTGCTGAAACATAACCATTTTCGGTACTGTTTTTATTAACAGCACCAATTTTACCCACCTTTAAAGACTCCCGTTTTTGGGTGTATTCAGGCTCGGCAACACTTTCTTCTACACCGATAAGTCGGTACACCACAATTTGCTTTGTTCTGCCTTTTCTCTCACCGGTATCAACAATTAACCCAATCTCCATCAGGTGTCGTAAGCTGTCCTGCACTGTCTTTTTGTTCAGTTCCGTTACTTCTGCCAGGGCAGATACAGACGGGTATGCACACAAATCGGCACCGCACATATCAGCAAGCCAGGTCAATACTGACTTACTGGATGAACTGCCGGTTTTCACCTTTTTAGCCCATCGTAGTGCATCGATACTCATACGAACCCCTGGCAGACATTTGTTTATCTGCAAAGTAATATTGATATTGCTGACGATACGCATGCTTGAAAGCAATAGCTTTTTCTATAAGCTCGTCAGTCTCACGTTCCACAACAGCTGGATCCGCAAAAAGCAGCCCGGACTCCACCACATCGCCATATTCTTTGTTTAATCCGGCGATCATGTACGTAATGCTTTTTCCATCACTGATCTCACGATACAGCCTGAAATCACTAATTCGGATAGCCTCCATAATTGCCGGAATCAGCGCCGTGAATTTTTTCCGCTTATCCCTGGTGTCGATAGCTTTCCAGCGTTCGAATATCTTCACCCGGTTAACGCCCAGCGCCCGTTGATCAACCTCGCCATCATTAAACGTGACGCGTTGAACATCGATGTTCGGGCGTTCTTTCAGAGCCCAGAATGCTTCCGTGATTAATATCGTCGCCTGCTCCTGTGTCATTCCTGGTCGGCATACCCAGGCATCCAGAGCCTCACAAACCTGTTCAGGGGTGATTTTCATTGTTCAACCGCCCCGCCCGCTTTGCCTTACGATATTCGTCATAAACTTTGGGGTCGTACTGAAGTTCCCCGCCGGATGCCTCTTGCAGGCGCATCGCGCGACCTTCAGGAACCAGTTCCCCCCATTGAGAAACAGCAGATGGATCAACACCAGCAGCTTTCGCTACTTTGGCTTTCGTCCCATAAAAATTAATTACGTCTGATTTAAACATCACCCCTCCAAAGTTGAGTTTTCTCAATAGTAATCACTCAAGGAATCTCAAGTCAAGGGTTATTAAGATATCTAAATATGAACGAGAAAACTTTAGGTCAACGAATTAGAGAAAGACGCAAACAGGTTGGTTTAAGTCAAAACGATTTAAGCAAAGCTGCTGGCGTATCTGGCTCATCAATTTCACTATGGGAAAGCGACCATACAGCCCCGCGCGGGCAAAATTTGCATCGCCTGGCTGAGGTATTGCAATGTTCACCAACTTGGATACTGTTTGGTGACGAGGATAAAACACCAGATCCACCAGTTGCACTCAACAGCGCCTTAGACTTATCGGAAGATGAGTTGGAGATGTTGCGATTGTATCGCGCACTTCCAAAATCAGAGCAGCAAGCACAAATCAGCGAACTCCGTGCCCGCGTTGAGAATTTTAATCGCCTATTCACCGAGCTACTAGAAGCTCGCAAACGTAACAAACATCAATAACCCCCCTTCACAAATTTTAAAGCCTTACATTTCAATGTATTGGCTTTATTTTGCATTAAATATTGAGTTTTCTCATTAAAAGCACTTGACCAATATTCATGAGAAAACTAAATTACGATCCATCAAGACACCGCACGGTGTTCTCAGCAAACAGTTCCGCTACCCCGGCGTTAAGGGGAAATGAGGTCAACATGGATACTATCGATCTTGGCAACAACGAATCTCTGGTGTACGGCGTGTTCCCCAACCAGGGCGGTACGTTCACCGCGATGACATATACCAAAAGCAAAACGTTTAAAACCGGATCTGGCGCGCGTTGCTGGTTAGCCAGAAACACTGACTGATGAGGCTGACGATGGAATTTAAAGATTTACCGTCTGATGTACAGAAAACAGCAGCTCATACATTGCATTCTGTGCTGCGAGAAATCGGGAAAGATATTGCAAGCGAGCCAGCAAAAGATCTGGCCCGGAAAATCAAGACCGCTTTCGTTGAGCTTTATAATGTTGGCACTGACTCTGAAACTGTCGAGACCAAGACCGTAAGTTCACCAATATTCTCACTTGAGCCAAGCGTATTATCAGGTGAAATATGCACCGAGATTTCCAGCGAACTGCTTCCGGTAATACGAGAAGCAATTTGCCGTCGCGGTTTGGATGGAAGTTACGATCATGACGTCCTGCAAGTTCTCAGGACAATGGTGACTTCACTGGGGATTTGATCCCTGCGTCCTCTAACCTTTTGATATAGCGGTCCTCCAAGAAGCGGTAAATTTTGTCGAAATCATCTTTCCCCTCTGGTTTATTCAGAGGATTACAGGACCCGTAAGTAGCGGCATACATTTCAACCGTTTTATCAAAAATATAAGAGACAAATTCTTCTTTAGTCATATAGATTTCCTTCTTGGTTATTCGGGATAAGAAGGATACCACCTCGCCTGACGTGGTTAAAAGCAGGCACACAACACGAAAGCGCACGGCGAAGTTCGTCTCACTGTACGGTGTCGTTAAATTTAATTCGACCGTGCGCTTCCGGTTGTGGCAACCCGCGAAATGGCGCGGCGGTAAGTATGGCGGGGTTATTCCTTCCCCCGTTGAGGACACCGGGTTGTCAGGTTGACCATACGCTTAAGTGACAACCCCGCTGCAACGCCCTCTGTTATCAATTTTCTGGTGACGTTTGGCGGTATCAGTTTTACTCCGTGACTGCTCTGCCGCCGTTTTTAAAGTGAATTTTGTGATGCGGTGAATGCGGCTGAGCGCACGCGGAACAGTTAAAACCAAAAACAGTGTTATGGGTGGATTCTCTGTATCCGGCGTTAATTGTTAACTGGTTAACGTCACCTGGAGGCACCAGGCACCGCATCACAAAATTCATTGTTGAGGACGCGATAATGGAAACGTTATTACCAAACGTTAATACGTCTGAAGGTTGTTTTGATATTGGTGTTCTGCTCAGTAACCGGGAGTTTACTGAAGATGCCATTAATATGAGGAAATATGAGCCTTATCTGCTCAATGATAATTCCATACTTTCCCGAATTGCTCTTCTTGAACTTGGTATTTTCGGAGAACGTCAATGACTTCAGCATTTGCACTGATGATGACGGTTTTTCTTATAACGGGTGAATCACAGAATGTGATTACCAGAATTTATGCCAGTAAAGAATCCTGCCTCCAGGCAAGAGACGAGCAAAAAATTTCTGGTGAATGCCTCCCGGTAAAAAAAGTATCGCTGTACCTGAATAACGAAACACCGGCTGGATAACCCTCCAGCCATATTAACACCATACCAACGGATTAAAAATGCCAGCAATGGCAGGGATTCGTTCACCCTGAAATCTGTAATGAGGTTAAAACAAAATGAGTAAGGTCTTTATTTGCGCTGCTATTCCTGATGAACAGGCAATAAAGGAAGAAGGTGCCGTCGCTGTAGCCACTGCCATTGAAGCCGGTGATGAACGTCGCGCCCGCGCAAAATTTCACTGGCAATTCCTGGAACATTATCCGGCTGCTCAGGACTGCGCTTATAAATTTCTTGTTTGCGAGGATAAACCCGGTATACCCCGCCCTGCCCTCGATTCCTGGGATGCTGAATATATGCAGGAAAACCGCTGGGATGAGGAATCCGCTTCCTTTATTCCGGTCGAACCAGAATCCGATCCGATGAACGTCAATTTTGACAAGCTGTCCCTTGAAGTACAGAACGCGGTCCTGGTTAAGTTCGGTACATGTGAAAACATCACCGTTGATATGGCGATTGACGCGCAGGAATTACTGCAGGAAGACGTTGCTACCTTTGACGGGCATATCGTTGAAGCACTGATGAAAACGCCTGAAATTAACGCTATGTATCCGGAACGCAAACTGTTCGCTATCGGATGGGTTAAACACAAATGTAATCCGGGTGCCAAATGGCCCGAAATTCAGGCTGAATTACGTAACTGGAAAAAACGGCAGGACGCAGAGCGCAAAGAGACTGGAAAATACACGTCTGTTGTTGATCTCGCCAGCGCCAGAGTCAATCAACAGAACACTGAAAACTCAGCAGGAAAAATCAACCCAGTCACTGCCGCCATTTGTCGCGAATACAAGCAGACATGGAAAACGCTGGATGAAGAACTGGCCTACGCTCTCTGGCCTGGCGATATTGATACCGGAAACATTGACGGCAGCATCCATCGCTGGGCAAAAAATGAAGTTATCGACAAAGATCGCGAAGACTGGAAGCGCATTTCCGCATCAATGCGCAAACAACCCGATGCCGTTCGCTACGACCGTCAGACTATTTTTGGCCTTGTCCGTGAGCGTCCGATCGACATTCACAAAGATCCCGTAGCACTGAACAAATACATCACTGAATACCTGACTACCAAGGGCGTGTTTGAAGATGACGAAGGAACAAATCAGGGCACAGCTGGTACTCTCCCGTCACCAGTACCAGAAACTGATGCAGTGGAAACGGCAATGCCGGACAACGAAAAAACCGAATGCGAAGTGGAAGACGAACCATCTGTAGAGCGTGAGGGACCGTTCTACTTCCTTTTCACTGATAAGGACGGCGAAAAATACGGTCGCGCAAACAAACTTTCTGGTCTGGAAAAAGCACTGGCCCTGGGAGCTACGGAAATCACAAAAGAGGAATACTTCGCACGTAAAAACGGCACGTACTCAGGTTCACAACAAAATACTGGTGCATCTGACACGATCGCACAACCAGAGCCGGTAAAAGTTACCGCTGACGAAGTAAACAAAATTATGCAGGCAGCCAATATCAGCCAGCCTGACGCCAATAAGTTGCTTGCTGTATCACGTGGTGAATTTGTTGCAGGGATTAGCGACCCGAATGATCCGAAATGGGTGAAGGGGATTGAAACCCGCGATTCAGTGAATCAGAACCAGCAAGAAACGGAACAGAACGGCCAGAAAGCGGAACAAAACAGCCCAAATGCGTTACAAAACGAGCCAGAAACGAAACAACCTGAACCAGTAGCGCAACAGGAACCGGAAAAAATCTGCACCGCCTGCGGTCAGACCGGCGGCGGCAACTGCCCTGATTGTGGCGCGGTGATGGGCGACGCAACATACCAGGAAACATTCGATGACAAGAACCAGGTTGAAGTTCAGGAAGACGATTCGGAGAAAATGGAAGGCGCTGAACATCCACACAAGGAGAATGCTGGCAGCGCTCAGGACCACGCCAGCGATAGTGAAACTGGCGAGACGGCAGATCACTCAATTAAGGTGAACGGTCATCACGTTATCACATCCACCAGCAGGACGTGTGACCATCTAATGATCGACCTTGAAACCATGGGAAAAAATCCTGATGCCCCGATCATCTCAATAGGTGCAATATTTTTCGATCCGCAAACCGGAGATATGGGACCGGAATTTAGTAAGACTATCGATCTGGAAACTGCTGGCGGAGTCATTGATCGGGACACCATTAAATGGTGGCTTAAGCAATCACGCGAAGCGCAATCTGCCATTATGACCGATGAAATCCCGTTAGATGATGCACTGTTACAATTGCGGGAATTTATCGACGAAAACTCCGGTGAATTTTTTGTTCAGGTCTGGGGAAATGGAGCCAACTTCGACAACACGATTTTGCGCCGTTCATACGAACGGCAGGGGATCCCCTCCCCGTGGCGTTACTACAACGATCGCGATGTACGCACAATCGTTGAGCTGGGGAAAGCCATAGACTTCGATGCCAGAACGGCTATTCCATTCGAAGGTGAGCGCCATAATGCACTTGATGACGCCCGTTACCAGGCAAAATACGTTTCAGTTATCTGGCAAAAACTGATCCCGAGTCAGGCTGATTTTTAATGTTCAACCGTCGCCAGTTGTCGTTGATATTCTGCAACTGGCGCGTTCCGGAGTGATAGCCATGAGCGAACAGTACCTGATAACGCTCGACGAGTGGAAACCAAAACGGTTCAGTCTCCCAATAACAAACACTACCCTGGTGAAATACGGAAAACTAGGATACATCGTTCCAAGACCACAAAAAATTCGTGGGCGTTGGCTGATAGATCGCCGAGCAGTATTTGTTGGGCCTGGTGAAACGGGAATTGCGCCGGAAATTCATACTGGCGATGATGATGCACTGAAGGAGATTTTAACTCATGTCACCGAGGCCACGAAAAAACAGCACTGACGTAGCCGGTCTTTACGAAAAGTTTGATCGCAGAACTGGCAGAGTTTACTACCAGTATAAAAATCCTGTGACTGGAAAATTTCACGGACTCGGAACAGACAAAGGTAAGGCAGAAAAAATCGCTTCCACAGCCAATCAGCGGATAGCTGCAGCAGAAGCTGAATATTTCATGCGCAAAATTGATGAAAGTCCGTCAGCAACAAAACGTCGGGGTATCAGATTAAAGGCGTGGGTTGATCGATATCTGAAAATACAGGACACGCGACTGAAAAATGGAGATATTGCAGCTACAACTCACAAAGAAAAAACTCGAATGGCTGCATACCTGGTTTCCCGCCTGGGAAATCACCCATTGAAAGACCTGGAAGTAAGAGACTTTGCATTAATACTGGATGAATGGCTGGATAAAGACATGGTCAGCACAGCGAGAGTAAATCGCGGATTATGGGTTGATATTTATAAAGAAGCACAACATGCAGGGGAAGTTCCTCCTGGATGGAATCCTCCGGAGGCTACCCGTAAACCGATCCCTAAAGTAACCAGAGCCAGGCTCGCCCTGGAAGACTGGCAAAAAATTTACAACGCAACGCCGGAAAAACACTTTATCCGTAACGCAATGCTTCTTGCGATTGTCACTGGTCAGCGCCGTGATGACATTTGCCACATGCGTTTTTCAGATGTGTGGAACGAACACTTGCATATCACCCAGGGAAAAACCGGAATGCGTCTGGCGTTACCGCTTACACTACGCTGTGATGCCATTGGGATAACGTTAAAAGACGTTATTGATGGATGCCGAGACAGAATATTAAGTCCATATCTAATCCATAGTCGGCACCAGAAACAACCAAAGCCGATGAGTAAAGACAACCTGAGCGACTACTTTGCCAAAGCGCGGGATCTGGCTGGAATAATTCCACCAGCAGGAAAAACACCGCCCACATTTCATGAACAACGCTCTCTATCTGAACGGCTGTACCGTGCACAGGGTATCGATACAAAAACCTTACTAGGACATAAAGTCCAGGCAACCACCGATCGCTATAACGATACCCGAGGTCAGGAATGGGTTAAGTTGGTTATTTGACAAACACTATATGGAATATCCGTCACCATCTCAGGAAAAAAGTGTTGTAAAATGCGTGGCCTTGTTTTGGGGAAAAGTTTTGGAGAGATTTTGGAGAAAGGAAAAAATTGAATAAATTCAAAATCCTGAAAGTACCCCGCCTTATGAATAAGAAGGTGGAACTCGAATGATCGGTCGACTGCTTCGCGGCGGTTTTATGACCGCTATCTACGCGTACCTGTATATCCCAATCATTATTTTGATTGTGAACTCCTTTAACAGCTCGCGCTTTGGCATCAACTGGCAGGGTTTTACCACCAAATGGTATAGCCTGCTGATGAACAACGACAGCCTGTTACAGGCAGCGCAGCATTCACTGACGATGGCGGTGTTTTCGGCGACGTTTGCCACGCTTATCGGTTCACTGACGGCAGTTGCGCTGTACCGCTATCGCTTTCGTGGTAAGCCGTTCGTTAGCGGAATGCTGTTTGTGGTGATGATGTCGCCAGATATCGTGATGGCGATTTCTCTGCTGGTGCTGTTTATGCTGCTGGGTATTCAGCTTGGCTTCTGGTCGCTGCTGTTCTCGCATATCACCTTCTGCCTGCCGTTTGTGGTGGTGACGGTGTATTCGCGCCTGAAAGGTTTTGACGTGCGAATGCTGGAAGCGGCGAAAGATCTCGGTGCCAGCGAATTTACCATTCTGCGAAAAATCATTCTGCCTCTGGCAATGCCAGCGGTAGCGGCGGGCTGGGTGTTAAGCTTTACCCTGTCGATGGACGACGTGGTGGTTTCTTCGTTTGTCACCGGGCCGAGTTATGAAATTCTGCCGTTAAAAATTTATTCGATGGTCAAAGTCGGCGTATCGCCGGAAGTTAACGCGCTGGCAACCATATTACTGGTGCTGTCGCTGGTGATGGTAATTGCCAGCCAGCTTATTGCTCGTGATAAAACGAAAGGTAACACAGGGGACGTTAAATGAAAAAATGGTCACGCCACCTGCTCGCGGCGGGTGCTCTGGCACTGGGTATGAGCGCCGCTCACGCCGATGACAACAACACGCTGTATTTCTACAACTGGACCGAGTACGTGCCGCCAGGACTGCTTGAACAGTTCACCAAAGAAACCGGTATTAAGGTTATCTATTCGACTTACGAGTCGAACGAAACCATGTACGCGAAGCTGAAAACGTACAAAGACGGTGCCTATGACCTGGTGGTTCCTTCAACCTATTACGTCGATAAAATGCGTAAAGAAGGGATGATCCAGAAGATCGACAAGTCGAAGTTAAGCAATTTCAGCAACCTCGATCCAGACATGCTCAACAAGCCGTTTGACCCGAATAACGACTATTCCATTCCGTATATCTGGGGTGCAACGGCGATTGGCGTTAACGGTGATGCGGTGGATCCGAAATCTGTCACCAGCTGGGCCGATCTGTGGAAGCCTGAGTACAAAGGCAGCCTGCTGCTGACCGACGATGCCCGAGAAGTGTTCCAGATGGCGCTGCGTAAGCTGGGCTACTCCGGTAACACCACCGATCCGAAAGAGATTGAAGCTGCATACAACGAGCTGAAAAAACTGATGCCAAACGTCGCGGCGTTTAACTCCGATAACCCCGCTAACCCGTATATGGAAGGCGAAGTTAACCTCGGCATGATCTGGAACGGTTCTGCTTTCGTTGCACGCCAGGCGGGTACGCCAATTGATGTGGTATGGCCGAAAGAAGGCGGCATTTTCTGGATGGACAGCCTGGCGATCCCGGCAAATGCCAAAAACAAAGAAGGCGCACTGAAATTGATCAACTTCCTGCTGCGCCCGGATGTGGCAAAACAGGTTGCTGAAACTATCGGTTATCCAACGCCAAACCTTGCGGCGCGCAAGCTGTTAAGTCCGGAAGTGGCGAACGATAAAACGCTCTACCCGGATGCTGAAACCATTAAAAATGGTGAATGGCAGAATGACGTAGGCTCCGCCAGCAGCATTTATGAAGAGTATTATCAGAAGCTGAAAGCAGGACGTTAATTCAGCAAGCGGGCGGTGGTATTACCGCCCGTTTTTTGTGCACAGAAAACCCCCAGCTAGGCTGGGGGTTCCGGAAAGCTTTCAGCTTTGAGCCAGTTATTAAAACCCCTTTTGATTTGTTAAAACACCTTGCGGTCTGGCAACTGCAAG